TAAAGATTTGTGCTAGTCTTGATTGTCTTGCACTACTTTTACCTCTACCTCTCATACCTTTACTAACTTTTGCTACGCCTTTTTTAACGCTAGATTTTTTTGAATCTTTTTTCTTTTTTAGTTTAGCTTTCGCCATAATTATCTCCCATATACTTTACGTTGTTTAACATTACTTACCATTTGAGCATTATTACCCATTCTTGCTACTTTTGGATTGTTAGACTGTTTTGCAGAAAGGATGCATTCCTCAGTTACTCCTGGGTATCCATTGCTTACACACCATTCTCGTAAGGTTAATCCCTTATTCTTCTTCAGTTTGCTGTCTGCCAAAACCCATACCCTCCCTTAGTCTTAGTTGTGCATTCTCTATCTCAGCAGGGTCTGTGGATTGTTGCATTGTTTGCATATCCTTCTGCATTTGCTCAACAGCAAGTTTTTTCTGCTCTAATATCTCGTCTAGTATCTCTTGAGAGATATCTTTTTGTGTCCATCTCCAAAATTTTTCTTGGTCAAGTAGACCCATCTGTATTAGGTCCATTGCCTGATCCATACGACTTGCTCTTGACTCAGGTAAACTACTACCTGGTACATACTTAAAGTCCATATCAGAGTCTATGTCATATGGCATTACTTGTTCAAATTCATATCCTGCACCATCCTGTGCAAATTTTCTTACGCTTATAGCTTCTTCGTAGTTCCTATGTAATAATTTTAGGGTTAGTTTGTATAAGTCTAATATAGCATCTGTACCCACCTCACGCTCTTTAGCTCTAATTACTTGCTGCGATGCCTCTTGTAATTGCTGTATAGCTCTTGATGCAGTAACACCTGATGGATTACGACCTTGTGTAATATCGTGAACACCACTTACTGTATCTGTCATCTGCATTAGTGTTTGCGACATAGGTAAGGTAGATGAGGACATATTACCTGCATCTAGCCTTTGTATTTGTTCGTGTGGTCCATTAGTGTAGTAAACTTTTCCAGGCTTATCGCTTGGTCTATTTCCTACCTCTTTAGCTAGTGACTTACTCATAATCATAGCAGGGTTACCGTGGTATATAATATTATCTATACCCTGTGATAGCAGTATTGCTGTACCTACAGATAAACTTTCAATAATCTCAGGCTCACCTTTACCCCATAGGTGATGTGCATCTGCGTAATTCTTAAACATAACTAGTGGTATATCCTCGTATGGTGACTCTACTAATTGTAGTAATACCTTACCTGCCCAGGTAGCTAACATTAGTTTATCACCTTCCCAGAACCAACATTCCTTTAATAATACTTGCCCACCATACACACCTTTACCTTCTTCTGACTGATCATACGCAGGTGATTTACTTACATAGTCAGTTCTCATACCACTTGATACACCTGTAGTTCCACCAGATGCTGTAGTTACTTGCGATATAGAGTCCTCAGTATCGTCTTTATCTCTTATAAAAGACCTGTACTCATCCATAGAACCTTCAGGCTTTACGAACTTTCCATTCTCAAACATCTTTCTTACATCTTTTAGGTACGTAGGTGTTGCAAATGTAACGTACTTTGCGTTGTCAATATCTGTAGCCAGAGGGTCAAAGAACACAGTGTATACATCTGGCACCACAAAAGATGCCCTTCCTTCGTTATATATTACTTTGACAAATCCGTTGCCATATAGTAACCCATCTCGTTTCATCATATTGATGGCTTTACCTGCTTTTCTTTTATCCAGTTCACTGTCAACAGCGTCCTGAGCTATTCTGGCTGATTTTATTTGGTCTTCCCTCTTTGGCATTATATCCACTTTAGGAAACCTATCTGTAAGGATGGAGTAGATAGTCTCAAGCGTACTGTGTATTGTGTTGGCTACAATTCTAGATTTATACTTTGGTAGGTTAAAAGGTTTGAAAAAGTCACCGTTGTACAATTCTTCGTTACGTCTCCATCTTTTAATCTTATGTGACTTAGCTTTCTTTGCTGCTTGAAACATACCATTTAGCATCTTAAGTTTTTTAGTTTCTTCTACAGATGGTTCGTACCTGTTACTTGAACTCATATTCTCTGTATTTCCTGCTATGTCGTATTGATCGGGCATTATTTACCTACCTTCGACATCGCTATATTATGTGCCTCAGTAAATGTTTTACCTTCACGCATTAGAGATGCCATCATATCCATATGTTTATTAGAGTGATGCACACTATGTTTTGATAGTGCAGCATTCTGTTTATTAGTTAAACCTTCATAGCTTACTGATTTCTTTTTTCTAAGCACCATCTTAGTCATAATTAGCTCCTGTAAATCTTCTTCAGTTTTTCTTTTCTTTTATTCTTTTTACTGTTAGGAAATCCTTCTTCCATATCAGCATAATTCTTATCAGATATAGTAGAGTTAGCTTTAGACCTACTTATACCTGCTTTCTTTCTTTTATTTATATTTTCGTATAAACTCATACCATTATCCTTATGAACATCTACAGTTCCATTTTCTTAGTGCCTTATTTATTCTGCTGTTAGGGTCGTTAGCAGTCTTTGCACTTGTTAATCGTTTCTTCATACCACACATTCTTTTACAAAATGCTTTACGTCTTATGTCTTTTTTACTACCCTTTTCTATATTTTCAGGCTTTTCGGTTACTGCCATACTTAGCTTAGAGCCTGGATTAGCTTTTCTATAAGATGCTATACCCTTTCTATTTAAGCCACCACTTTTACTCTTACCTTCTTTTCTTTGCCAAGCTGGTGTATTAGCCATTAATAGTTACCTGACCCACCTTCTTCTCTCATAGCTTTTAAAGCAAGTAACTTTTTAAGTTTCTTTTTCTTACGCATATCTTTGTGACCACCCTTATGAATAGGTCCTGTTTGCTGTAAGTCAGGAGTATTATCTTCTAAATTTGGATTAGTGTTTCCTAGTCCCATTAGTAATTACCTGAGCCACCCTCTGATTTTACTTTCTTTTTCTTACGTAAAACCATCTTAGGTTTATTTATTTCACCATAGCTATTATTCTTTGGTTTATTGTTATGTTTCTTCATAGATGCTACACCTTTTTTTTCTTCTTTATGCATTATTACCTCTACTTATTAAAATCATAGTTCCAACTTTCTTCCTCTGGCATCATCAGATTATCTATCTGTTGTTGCAAGATCGGCTTATCTTTCTTGCTTTTAGTTGGTGCAACTACACTTGTTAAAGCATATCGACACGCATCTACTGCGTGGTCCTCAGCTGTTGTATCTAAATCTTCAGGGTTCTTCTCATCTCTGATCATAAGTGGTATAGTTCTAACTAGGTTAGGACAGCTACCTTTTATAACATAAAAATTTGGTTCTATACCTTCATCAAAGTGCATTAGCTGTGCCATATTTCTCCATCCATTAACTCTATTGTTATTAGCAGGTTGTAAGTTAGACACACCTGAATCCATCAAAGCTAATGCTATTGACTTATCACTATACATTGTTGTAGCTGGATTGTTCCACGACATTGGATTACGAATCCACATCGATGGGTCACCTAAAGCCATCACAACATCGTCCTCTTGATTTATCTTAGATATCTCCTCACCCCACTCACCTGGATGTTTTTCGTTACCATATAACTCTCTATATACAAAGACCTTATTATCTCTTGTAACCTCTACCCATAAACAACAAAAAGGTGCTGCGTAACCCCAATCAATACCCATATACCTGTGGTTTATATGTGAACCATATCCTAGTTCCTTAGCTCTAGACTCTGTTATCACGTGTTTCTTATCTGTAAACTCTGTGAAAAACTGTCCTGCGTAAACGTCCCAATCGCCTTTTCGCCAGGCAGAGCGTAGTGGTTCTGGTAAAGATTCCAGAAATGCCACATAATCTGGGTCGTTTTTGACGAGCGTTGGATTATCGTCAATAGTTGCTGGTACATACATTCTATACCTCCCACTTATAGGGTCCTTAAATGCTTTATTAGATGCTTTATCGCCTATACGCCACCTTGCCTTTACCCAAGCGTGTCCCTGGTTTCCAGGATTCGTTGTGCAAAATATTTGTGGTGCTATACCTTGGACTGTTGATCGGCAACTACTAATTAACTTTAAGTATTGTTGCTCATCAGGTATTTGAGTTAGCTCCTCAATTACTATCCTTTGGTATTCGTGACCTTGATAACGCTGAAATGCGTTCTCGTTTTGCAAATGCCCTGTACGTATTTTGGCTCCAGATGGGAAGGTTATTGTGGGTGGTTGACCTGATATTGTTGCAGTTGGGTACATCCTTTGTGCCCGATCAATCCAATCAGTCAAGTCTATACTATTACGTCTTATAACTAGACCTCTAAACTCAGGGTTATCAGTATGCTTTAGTAGCCATACGATACCTGCATCTGTCTTACCACCACCACGTGAACCACCATATAACGTCTCATATACATCACTTACTGATAGTACATAAGTTTGTGGACCAACGTGTGGTTTCCACAAAGCGTTATTGCTTGTCACTTTCCTTTTGCTCTGGCATAAACACAAATCCACGTTCGTTATCAATATCCATCTTAATCTCTTGAGACTTTAGTGATGGTATTAATTTGTCAACTATTACCTTAGCTGCGCTCATCGCTTCTTTATGCTCATCATCTGTGTTAAGTGTACTTGCTATTTCAAAGAGCTTATTAATCACAACCTGTGATGTTTCGTTTTCTCTAAATTTATCTATAATAGTAGTCCCAGACTTAGGTCTACCACCTGGATTACCTGATTGTCCTGGTGCAAATTGACCGTTCTTTTTCCTGTTTGTAGCCTGTTCTGAGGTTTCCATTATCTTTCGTTAGGATTAGTCTCGTAAGAGCGTCTACGACTCAAACTAGCCATCCCACCTTTAATTTTATTTATATTCTTCCACATATCATCTGTGTAGTTTTTTACAGTAGATGAATCAGCATCAAGTCCTGTGTACTCCTCTACAAATTTCTTAACATCTTCTTTGCTTGTAAAGTTATTGAACTTGGGGTCTGATATCTTAGTTTCTATTAGTCTAGATAGTAGTTTTGCACCATCATCTTTATTAGCGAATTGTATTGTGTTGTACTCTCTACCATCTGATCCTTTAAATTCTTTACCTCTTTCTATACTTATACCTAGTTCTTCAGCTAGTTTTTCCATACCTGGAGTATATATAACTGCTCCTGGATTGTTGTGTGTATCTGACCTATTACCACCTTCAAACTTCTTTATAGTATCTATTACAGCTTTTTGTTTAGGATTGTCTTGGGTTTCCTCGTTTTGCTGTGCATCAACAGATTCTTGTAATCTTTTTCCAGGTCGCTCACGCATAATTCTTCTACGTAAACCAGGTTCTTCTTCTTTTGTTGTAACAGAAACCTCCTCACCTTCTATAGGGTCATCTTTTGTTCCTGAACCTTCAACGTCATCTTTTATAAAAGCATCTTTGGGTTCTGGTTTTTCAAATAGTTTTTTTATCTTATC